CACACAGCGTAGGAAGCTTGTTATGGCCTTCCGTGGTATGGGGAAGTCCTATCTGACTAGTGCCTATGTACTTTGGAGGCTCTACCGAGACCCCAATGAGAATATTCTGGTAGTGAGTGCCTCGAAAGACCGTTCAGATGCCTTCTCACGCTTCACTAAGATGCTGGTGAGTGAGATGCCTATGCTCCAACATATGACACCGCGTCAAGGGCACGGGTTTGACTCTATTGAACGCTTCACTGTTGGTAACGCCATGGTGTCTCAGAGCCCGTCTGTTAAGTCGTTGGGCCTATATGGTCAATTAACAGGGAGTAGAGCCTCAATTATTATTGCTGATGATGTAGAAACACCTAATAACTCTGAATCTCAGACTCAGAGAGATAAACTAGTAGAGCGCACTAAGGAGTTTTCAGCAATTCTAAAGCCAGACGATTTGCTTGAATCTACAAGTCATCAAATAATCTATCTAGGAACCCCTCAAACAGAAGACTCTATCTATAACAAGCTTCCTGAACGCGGGTATGACGTTCGGATTTGGCCCGCGAGAATACCCGTTCCTTCTAAGTTGTCGGGATACCGAGGAAATCTCGCTCCATCTATAAGTGACATGATAGAACAAGGACGGCTGCCTTCAGGGACACCCACAGATACACGCTTCGATGAGGGGGAACTGCAGGAGAGAGAAGCAGAATATGGGCGCAGTGGGTTCGCGCTTCAATTCCAGCTAGATACGACCTTATCAGACGCTGAAAGGTACCCTCTTAAGACTTCTGATCTAGTTGTCATGGATGTTGATACGAAACTAGCACCTGAAAAGGTTATCTGGAACTCTTCAAAAGAGAACATAATCCCAGAACTGCCAAATCTAGGTCTACAGGGTGACCGATTCTATTCCCGGATTCCTGTTAAAGATGAGCGGTGGCTACCTTATACGGGAGCGGTCATGTCTATTGACCCCTCTGGTAGAGGGCGTGATGAGACCGGCTACTGTGTAGCGAAGATGCTCAATGGTCAGATATTTATCCGTAGGTGTGGTGGGTTTAAGGGCGGATATGATCAGAAAACCCTTTCAAGTTTAGCCAATATTGCAAAAGAAGAGGCAGTGAACCTAATAATTGTTGAGCCTAACTTTGGTGATGGGCTGTACTTAGAAGTCTTCAAACCAGTACTACGTAAGGTGTATGATGTGACTATTGAGGATGCTCCCACGGCTGTAGGACAGAAAGAGTTAAGGATAATCGATGCAATGGAGCCCCTGATGAACCAGCATAGAGTTGTAGTTGATCGGTCCTTACTAATGAGTGACGCACTTAAATCAGATGAGTCTGACCAACACTACACCCACAGAAAGCTCGTCCACCAACTTACACGGATTACCAAGGATAAAGGGTCTCTTAGGCACGATGACAGATTGGATGCCCTGTCAATGGCTTGTAGATATTGGGTAGACCAGATAGCTATCGACGTTGACGAGGCTATGGTGGATCATCAAAACGAGTTACAGGACAGGGAGCTTGAAAGATTTCTTGACAACTGCCTGGGGAGACCCAGCAAAACCCATAATACATGGATTGCCCCTATGGGCGTTAAACACTAAGGAAGGTACACATGCGTAAGATCTTTGTAACACTACTTTCAGCCTTGGGGCTTTTGGTGGGAGTTTCTGAACAAGCGTTCTCTCAGAATGCAGACCCCGCATTTCCATTCGTTTATTCAACAGACTCCGTAGGCTTAGACTACTCGACCCCCTGCCTTGCTACACGCCTCCACGGTGGGATCTGCTACTGGTGGGCTCCTGTATCTGGGGTAGACCCAAGCAGAGAATCCGCCACATTCAGAGTAGTAAACAGAGCTAAAATCTGTATGGACTCTGATTCCACATCGGCAACAGTGCAGGTGGTTGAATACGTTACCCCCTCAGCTGCTGTCCCAACAATTGGTGTATATAAGATTGTTCCGGGTGCTGGGCTTCTCAATGGTACAGACTGCCTATGGCTTAGTAAGGGAGAATACTGGCTCAGAGGCACTGCTTCAGCAGTTAATAAGACGGTAGTTAGTCTTAGAGAGGTGCCGGAATAATGTGGTCTAAGATTACTAAGGTATTGACTGTGGTAGCCACGGGAGCCTTAGCCGTAGCCACCACCGTATACAGCAATCCAAGTGGTCCTGTTTATAGTACAGGTGGAGGCACACAAGGTCCTGCCGGTACCCCTGGCGCTCCTGTTCAGGTGGATGCTAATGGTGTCACTATTGAGGCAGCCGCTACTGTAATTGACTTCCAAGGTCCCGGAATCTCTTCTGTAACTGCTCAAGGAGCAGGTGTAGTTGATGTTGTCGTTTCTGGTGGTGGTCCCGGCGGCGGCGCGACAACCTCGACTGGTGGAGTTACAAAAACGTCAACGGACGCCGATGACTTCTCTCTGGGTCTATCTACGCCTGGGCCAACCACATCGCCACTATATTTTGATGTGAGTTCGGGCGACCTTCTCCTGAACCAACCGGGGGCTTCGATTATTATCGAGCCCCACCCCACCGTGGGTTCTGCATTGGTTTTGGACGAGGCCGGGAATAGCGGCTCGCATTCGTTTACCCTGAAGGTTCCAGATCAAGCAGCGGGTGGGCTCACAGCGGATGTGGTGTGTACGCTGGGGTCTGACGGGTCTATCCCGACTTTTGGTTGTCCTCTTTTGAATAACGCGGCATCGGGAGGGAGCCACCTACCCTCTGTATGGTTGGAGCCCATTCTCGACTTTACATGCACCGACACCACCTGCTCTAACAGGAACTACAGCTTTGTTACAGCCCCCGCCTCTCTCACGGCATTCGATGATCTAGTCTATTCAACAGCCTTGAATATCTTTAACACCGAAGCTGGCAAGGTATCGCCCTACCCCTGGACATTCGATCCCCTGGCTGCACCGTTCGGCGACCCGGCGGGCGGCACTCCACCCTCCCCGTCAACGGGGCGCAACATCCTTGGCCCACCGCAGTACGCCCCAAGCCAGTCAGCGAACTATGCGACATTTAATGTGTTAAGCAGGGCGCGGGGCCGGGGGAATAACGTTGGTCCCGTAGAAACCCAAGGCTCTGGCGTACTTCTATTGGAACTGGTCGATTGTGTAGGGAACCCACAACTTAGCGGTGTTGAGTTGTTCAGCGGTCTGGCCCCCTCTCCTGTATGTGGGTTTGCTCCCGGTACCCTCTTTGAAGATGGGAGTCTTGCTGAGGGGTGGGTACAGACCGCAGGCTCTCCCGGTAACCCAGCCACTTACGTCTGGGAGTTTGACCTTTCGTTTATTGCACAGCCATTCGGTGGACTGCTTGCAGGAGGAAGTACCAACCCGAACCACAACACTTGGGGAAACGCCCCCGGAGTCGGATATGACGGGGTGACTAGCATGGTTGCTGATATGTGCGGCGGGATGGTGCTGTACGACATGGATACTACGAGGAACTCATTCGAGATTTATGGCAATTTTTCTATCAGTTCTCGGCTCCCGGCCACGGGTACCCAGTACCCTCAATCCTCGTCAAACGCAGATGGGTTTAGTGCCAATATGTTCCTAGGCACTAGCGGGTTTAAGTACACCGACGCCTTCCTCCAGTCGCAGAATGCGAGTGGCTTAGGAAACCTAGACACTCAGTTCATGGGACCAATGCCAGTTACAAACGCCAGCGTAGGCCCATTAAGTACACCAGAGTACATAACCATACCGGCGGGAACAGCGAACATAGTCATGGAGGCTTTCACTGGCCCGCAGCACCAATTCTCGGGCCAAATCAAAGTTGCGAACGAAGTGGTGAACAATGAAATAGCACCGTATTTCAACGGCAGAGGCACCGATGGGATTAGCTCCCTTGATGCTCAGTTCACCGCTACACAGTGTGGTCTGCAGGGCGGTGCGCCCGGTGCTATATGGCAGCAGGCAGCCTTTGCAGACGGCGGCATAGACTGGCAAGCGAACTCCCAGATTCCCTTTAGTCCCGCAGGCGCAGGAATCGCCTCGAACCGGTATTGGGTTAGGCATACTGATGGGAACGGTGTCACTAGGTCATACGCGGCTCACCAAGAGTGGTCGAGTACTGCCCCAATAACTGGGTCTACTCCCCCTACGTGCGAGTCGCGGGTGGTTGGAGTCCCCGCCACCTGCAGCGATGGCAATGTAGTGTGGGAATATATGGGTACGGAAGGGCTTGACTATGTTCGACCGACCCTAAAGATTACACTGGAGCCTTAGTATGAAAAGACTATTGATTTTTATTATTGCCACTTTGCTGGTCTGTGGTGAGTCAATTGCTGGATCATACGGAGGCGGCTCTACGGGTGGATACGAAAAGGCTAGAAAGCCCAACGTCCTCCTAATCACGATGGACGATATTGGATGGGATGCTCTTGACTACTCCCCAGCGCAGCACTCGTTGCTGCCCCTGGCCGGACTATCCACACCCAATATCGATGCCCTACGTGCAGACGGTGTTACATTTGTCTTGGGGCAGGCAGAGCGGTGGTGTGTCGCAACCAGGGCAGAGCTTCTGACTGGATTCGACGTACTAGTTACATATGGGGACCGTCCCGAAAATCAGTGGCTAACCTCATCAAATATTTCGGGTCAAACCGATGGGAATACGCCGGGTATCCCCAACTTGATACAAATGTATAATAAGCCGATGCTCCCTAAGTACCTATCGGATGCGGGGTACACTACATACGGATCTGGCAAGAACGGGATAGGTACTACAGGGGAACTGGGACAAACACCTAACCCCCTAACAGCAGAGCCCAATGCAATAATGGGGTTTGACCATGCAATGATGTGGCCGTTTAGCCAAGGCAATAACCAACTTTGGTGTCAAATATCAGTCTTTGAAACTGTTAATGGCGGGCCACAGGCACAGGTGGGGTGGCAGGGGGTAATGAGCCCATATTTGGGGGATTGCGCGACTACCTTCACCTACGCCGATGGGGCGTACACACAAAGAGCGATGGATTATCTAGATACACACTATAGCTCCTTCCCAGAGAACCCAGAAGACGCCCCGCCCTGGTTCTTGTGGTTGAGCTTTCTTGGGCCGCATATCCCCCATACCCCGTTTCCGGGCAACAACACCTTTAATGCTGACCCCATGACTGGCATCAACGCGAACAACCAAACTGGCTCTTGTATAAACCTAGATGCACAGGGGAACACCGTAATTGATGCAAACACTAATGTTGAATGCTTTGTCAAACATATCAACGAAGTGGATGTGCAGATAGGCAATATGGTTAACCACCTCACTCCCGCCCAGCGTGCAGACACGTTGATAATTCTTCACGGAGACAATGGATCAGAAAACTGGGGTTCAAAGCCGTGGCTAGATGCGGCCATAAATCTCATGGATACATTTAATTCATCCCCAACGTGCCTCAACAGTAACAATGGGGCTACCTGTCTGGGAAGTGAACTGACAGAGGAACAGCAGTTAGCCTTTAGTACTATTGAGGGATCGGCTCCCCATGAACGGGGTATTGGCAAAAACTCCGTAGACCATACCGGGACAGGTGTCCCCCTGATCATCGCTGGTGGAGTTCTTGCAGATGTTAGTCGAAACACATTCAGCAACGCTGCGGTAACAATGACCGACCTGAATCAAACAATCCTAGATGTGGCGGGTGTCCACAGGATTGCGGGAGATCTCCCCGCAGGTTCAGACAACGTACTGGCCCGCCTTCAAGATACGCGGGCACCCTGCTCCTCCGTGATGAACGTGCCCAGCCAGTGCGACTCTGCTAGCCGATTCGGTGTCACATTTGTGCACTCAAATGGAAGCACCAATTTAGCGGCTGGCAGGGCTATCGTTGACAATGCGGGGTACAAGTATTACAGGCAGCAGGATTCACTCTACAACCTCGTTAGTGACCCAGAGCAGACTACTCCCTTATGCACTATCGGGAATTGTGAAGCCACGGCCACCGGCCCAGATCTTGTGGCGCTTCAGGCCCTCTTAACGGAGTTGGCCCGGTATCCCGACACTTGGCCCAACGGGACATGAAGGCGGGACTATTTATAGTACTGGGGCTCCTGCTGGCACCTTCAGTAGCTAGCGCCAACATCAGCACTCTCTCCCACCAACTCTGCATGGCAAAGATGCAGGACGGTCCAGCCATCGCCCTCCATGATCGCTTCCGGCCCCTCGCAGGGTCTGACGAGGAATGGGACAGGTTGGTGAGCGTGGTTCTGGAGACTTGGCATGAGGCGTGTTTCAGTTTGCTGGGCGTAGAGGACAACAGGGAGAAGGACGATCAGATGCCGTGGGTCAGTCCTGGGATGATTTGTGAGCCTTCGGGTACCTAGAGATGGAGAGGATTAGGTTGGATGAGATTACGTCCCTTAAGGAGTTGGTGGGGGTTCTATTTGCAGGAGTCTCTGCCGCAATTCTTGGGGCAGGGCGGTCTCACATGAAAGTACGGGACCGGCTACAGAATACAGAGCTACGTTTAGATATTATGGAAGACCGCACAGAGAAACTTGAGGAGACAACCAAGGCTACACATGAGTCAGTTGTCCGCTTAGAGGTGGGTGTACTTGGCATAGAAGACGATATGAAGACCTCTATTCGTAGAGCCGAGAAAATTCAGAAAACTATTAACTCCATTGAGCGTATGTTTAAGCTAAGAGATGATAATGGGGCTTAGACTCAAGCCTGGGGTTCGCTTAGGTGGTCTCTGCCCAGAGATCGCAGTAGCTATGGTTGTAGTTTCCGGTGTATTTGCAGACGAGGGTGAGGATGCAGTAGTCACCTCTGCGTCTGATGGGGTGCATTCCAGAAGGTCCTTCCACTACTCAGGTTCGGCATTTGACTGCCGTATTAGACACATACCGGACACTGGAGGTAAGTGGGAGTGGATCACCAAGAAGATACAGCAGTCCTTAGGGACGGACTTTGAGGTGCTGCTAGAACGAAAAAACGCGCACATTCATATTGAATACCAGCCATTGAGGTGAAGAAATGCAAGAAGAGAAATGGATAGTAAAGAGTAGAGCGTTCCTAGCCATGCTTGCCCCAGTACTAGCGTGGGTAGCCACTAGCTTTGGAGCCCCCGAAGGAACACCGGACCTCATCAATAAGGCCATTGAGTGGGGACTGGTGGGAGCGGGGGTCATTGCGTACGGTCTGCACTTGTTCCGACCAGATAATGCAGAGGTTAAGGTACTCCCTCCCGGTCTCCTGCCTCCCCGGGCCTAGTGGAGTGGCTGGTCGTTGTCTCGGTCTGCTTAGTCGCGTTAATAGCAGCCCTTTGGGGGCTGAAGACCATGGGACAGGAGATTGGGAGAGCCACAGGCGAACTTAGGAGAAGGAATAAAGATGTACTACGACTTAGAAAAGCTCTTGATGTATTTTCGAACAAGCTGGGGGAGCGTACGGCTACGGGTTCTGAGCTTATTTCTCGCTGGAGGGCTCGGCTGCGCTACCAGCGAGGGGGTGATGATGGCTCCTGAATGTCCGCAGATTAATATGGAGATGATTGAGGAGATGTGGAGGGGCGGGCTGGATCAGAGCCCAGCTATTGAGGACTATTTGGGGAGAGTTGAAGCGTACTGTGAGGCTGTTAGGGAAGTCCATAGGTAGTCCGTTTTGTGAGTTACAAAAACCTGAGTGCCCCATAACGATAGATTTGACCGCGATTTCCCCCCTAGGCATTCTCGCATACTACAACCACACTAGTCTCTGACAAGCCGCCAGGGCCCCGCCCGCCTCATATAATAGATGCAGCGGGGCACTGAGTAACCCCTGACTGCCACTAACGAGCTAGTGCGTGCATCGCACGTGGGTGATAATTACACTGTCCTACCTTTTTGCAGGCTTGTGAGATAACACCAACGTCACCCCAGAGTGAATCCCTCCCTTATCAGTCGGGCTTCCCTGGGCCTCCCGCAATCCGATCCCTCGCTAATCACTCGGGCTCTGCTGCGCTGCAGCGCCGTCGCGCCGCAGTCACCCACGCTGCACCGCTGAGACCCAGAGTGAATCCCTCCCTTATCAGTCGGGCTTCCCTGGGATCTCGCTCCAGTACTCATTCCAAAAGCTGCGGCGGGCCAAATAGAACGGTCCCCTCATCGTCCCGATCCACCTCTGTTCCATTTCTAAGAGAAGAAATGAAACACAGGAGGAGGTCCTCTTCGGTGACTGAATCCTCCGCTATCCACCTCTGTTCCATTTCCATAAAATCCCTCGCTAATCACTCGGGCAGAGCGGAAATGAAACACAGGTGGATGTCGGATTCAGTCCCCGTACTATTCCATGGCCCTAGGAAGCACACACACACACACAGTCCTTGGGACCGCTAAGCCCCAGAGTGAATCTCTCCCTAATCGGTCGAGCTTCCCTGGGATCTTCGCTCGTTACCACAGATGCCCTGAGATGTAGCACCGCTCGGAAAATTTCTTCGCTCCGCCATGCGGTCATCCTCAGCAAAGGGACGCTGACGATAACCCCGTGGCTGCGAACAATTTTTCCGCTCGCGGCACTACGAGAATCTCAGGTCACCTGTGGTGCCGTCCCAAGAACAGTGCGTGTGCGCGAGGGGCTGGGTCGATTGACTCAGAGTCCTCCGCACCCAGATGAGATGGAGAGAGATCATGACCTTTGAGTATCCCGTTGAATTCAAGACTTGGATGGAGACATCCGTCGAAGCCGATGAACTCGGTTGGAGTGGTACATACGAAAAAGAGTGTGACTACGATGAGTCGAAGACACTCCACGCCTATTACGACCACTGGATCATCAACGTGAAGGGAGATACCAAATGAGCATCAATAACCGTGACCCACTTTACCACACAGACGAGTGCCTCGGTCATCCAGAAGAAGAATGCGAATGCTACTTCTGTGATGTATGTAGCATGGTCTACACACTCGAAGACCCTTGCGAGTTCCACTAGAAGTCACTCAAATCGGCCCGCCCAGCGCGTGAGGGCGGGCCTCATTCAAAATAAGGAGCTTCACGATGTATCTCTACGATGCGAAGGAAGAACTTCAAAACGAGTCCACAATACGCGGAGATAGTTGGTCCACATCCGACCATCAGTGCCCCTACTGCCTACCAGAGTTCGACGGACACCCGGTAAAAGCGACAAAGCTCTACCACAAGAACTCCGACCTCGACCGCTATGACACCATATGTACTCGATGCCAGAACGAGGCTCGGATGTACGAGATAACAAACCACGACCGTAGTCTCTACGACTCCAAGACAACGCCCTCACACCTCCTACGGTGGGAGTTCAAGCCCACCGAATGGGCGGAGTTGGAGAACGACCCATTCGGGTTCTACAGCCGAACATGGGAGTTCACGAACGGAGCCCAGCTTGACCAGGACACCTTCGAATTCGGCCTCATCGCTCACGGAGCAGCCGATGGAGGAACACGGCTGCCCATCCCCGGAATGGGAGTCACTGGGAGAATCTATGACGAGGTCTAAGCACAGCGCCTCGCCCAACCCCTCTTAATGAGGGGATGGTCTCCTCTAAAGAAAGAGAAAGAACACGGGCAGCGCCGCCCCGCAAGGCGTGGGGCGGCACGCCCATCACACAGCAAATGCAAACAAAAAAGGAAGACTACAACATGGCAGCTGCAACAAACGAGATCGTACCGCAAGTGTCCCTCAAGGGGTTTGAAGGGATCATCAAGGGTTGGGTAGGCAAGGTCATGCGCCCGAATGCCAAGGTTGGCAATCAGTACGTGACCGATGTTCCGGTAGCGCACAACTTCCCGATCTGGAACTCCGCGACCAAGCAGAACGAGGTCAAGACCATGTGGGTCACTGTCAAACTTTGGGACAACGAGCCCTTGGATAAGGCAACCCTCAAGATGCTTGAGAATCCCGGCGGATACATCACCGCAAGAGGTGAAATCCAGTCTCGGGAATGGACTTCCAAGAAGACCGGAAAGTCCGGGTACACCGTCGAGGTCATCGCGACTCAGAAGTGCATCGAAACCCGCAAGGGAGGTTCGTCCTTCGGGCAGCCCGTCGCTGAGACCCTCTCAGCCGACAAGATCATCTCCTAACCCCAACGGGGAGGGGACTTCGGTCCTCTCCCCAAAAAGGAACTCACACAAATGAAAGTTGTTCACTTGCATAAAGCCACAGAAAAAGCCATCCGAATCGACCGAGCAACGAAATGGGGTAACCCATTCTCAATCGGTAAAGATGGGGACAGAGAAGAAGTGATCCGTAAACACCGAGAATGGATCATCAAGCAAGACGAACTCATGTCCCAAATCGAAGAGCTTAAAGGCAAAGATCTTGCCTGCTGGTGTGCTCCAAAGCCCTGCCACGGAGACACCCTGCTCAAACTCGCGAACGAAAAAGGATAAAATGATGGAAACCTTCATCCAGAACCTCTTCATGTTCCTGGGGCACTTTGGACTCCTCATAATCATCCTCGGAGTCTCCATCTCCGTAGTCATCTGGTTCTACCACCTCTACAAGCTAATCCTATGGACATCCCGAAAACTATGGATATCCCGACAACTACGAAACTTCCGGCGATGAAGATTCTTCGAATCTCCTTTTATCGCCTCTTCAGGCTACTACCACAGCCCACGCCGACCCAGGCCCCAAGACCCATGCCTAGGGGGGAAATCGCGTCGCGCAAACTCACCATTAGACACACAAGACTTTCTCAGGCTCGGCAGCCCCGCGAAGCGGGGGGCCGCCTCACCCTCTGTACCTAAAATCAACCAACCAATATTCAATTAGCCGATAGAATCCAATAACTAAAAAGGAACCCAGAATGACAGTACTAACCAATGGGAACTTCGCCAGAACCTCAACGTTTAACTCACAACTTATTGACATATCTGACTGCAACACACTCCAACAAGTACATGACAAAACAAACACAATCCTGAACCCAATCGAAAAGGTAGAACTCTACCAACGTACTAGCTACGAAGACCTGCAAGAAGGTAATTTGACCGGGTTTAACCAGTTCCCCAACACTTACGGACTAAGAGACTCCATTACAAAAACTCCATACGGAGTATGCTCATCCTCCTACAAAATCATCCAAAACAAAACTGCATTCGACGCACTTGATCAAATTGTCACATCGGGCGATGGAGAATACAGCAAAGTAGGACTTTGGAACGGGGGCAGTTCCGCCTTCATCTCAATCAAAACAGACAGGGCTGACCTGCCAGAGCCTACAGATGAAAGGTACTACACAGAACACCAGATCAACAAAGCAGACATGAAAACACCAGAAACAATCGATAACTTCATATTTGCACTGAATGACCATGGCGGAAACTACGCAGTAAACTATGGGACACATGCTCTCAGAATGTACTGCCTTAACCAGCTTCCTCATATGTATAACTGGCTTAACAACCAAACAAAGTTCCGACACACCGAATCCGCCGAACTAAATGTACGTGGAATTAACAACCTAATGAGATCCGCAGATACATCCTTTGCACAGACAATCCAAGCCTACCAAAGCCTACAGATAGGGTTCATGACCACACGGCAATTCAAAGTGTTTGCCGCCCAGCTACTTGAAGATATTTGGCCTGGAGGACTCACAGCTAAGATAAACGAACTTGTCCGAACAAAAGACTACCAACCCACATACAAGATGAGCGAACTCACCGATCACAGGTACGACCAAGTACGAGAGCTATCCTACAACTTTGACAGCAACAAGCAGCAAGCTGACTGGACCAGATGGGGCGCTCTACAAGTAGTCACCGCATGGCGCGATCATGACCCAAGAAAGCAATTCAAGACCAACATCCGTGGAATTGGCGCAAAATTCAAAGACCGGGCAATCGAAATGCTCACTGAAAGACCCGGCTGCGGACATCTTCAGTACATGTCACCAGAAACAGCCATGTAACAATTAGGACTCGGAAAAACCCTGCTACTCCCTAAACAGGAGATTCTGAGATACGACTTGGACTCTTAACGGTTCTTGCCAAGTCATACTATCAACCAGAACCGGCTCTAAGCCGCCGTGGGCAACACGGATAGCCAGTGGATGTTTTGGCGGTTGTCAAACCACTTGTGCGAATAATAAAACCGCCCTAATAACAAAGGCAAATATGAAAGAGACAACCGAAAAACTCTATAACATGAAATGTTCAGTATGTGACCAGTTCATAACCCCATCACACCAATGGCTCCCAAACACACCGGACTGCCTAACTACAACATGTCCCGAATATCTGATCCACACACTTAGAAAACTACAACAAAGACTTGACCACATAATGCGCGGACTAAACCAATTAATGATAGCCCAAGCACAAACTCCTAATATATCGGACGTATCTGCAAGACTAAAAATAGCCACTAAGGCAACAGATAAAGCTGCAAAAATTACAGGAAACTATATCTACTCAATTAAAGAAGAAAGAAACCGCTTCGAAACCCTATATTAAGAAGGAACAACACCCAATGAATGACGAGAAACCCAAGAAAAAGGAACTCTCCCTAGGACCACCCGAAAAACTATTCCTAACTCTAATGCTCGCCTCACTCACGTATATCTCCAAACCAGAAGTATTTGGAGCCTTTCTCGGACTACTTAAATACATGAAAGAAATATTCCTCGACGTAGAGAAAACCAAAATTCTCACTGACTACGGCACCAGCCTAACAGGCAGAGAGAACTATATCGATTTCTACACCTTCACCATAAACCAAATCGAAGGAATACAAGACATCATCACAACCCCCAATCTCAAAGCCACATCTGAAGAAGAAGTAATGATCAAATCTGCAGCACTACTTGAAGTCTGTATTAACGATGCAATGAACTCAATAAAAACTGGACCCCCGCCTCCCAAATCAGGTCCTAAAGAAACGACTCATTAAAAGTCCGGGTCAGTGAGCCCGAACTCTCCTCTGTTCTCCTTTAATGGCCTGGGGGGGTCTGGAGAACAGAGGAGAGCAAACACAGACTAAAGGACTCAAAATTGAATGTACTAATAGCCTGTGAAACAAGCGGCCAAGTCCGACGAGCTTTTCGTAATCGAAATCACTCTGCTTGGTCTTGTGACATCCTAGAATCAGATGACAGGAGCGAATATCACATAAAAAGTGACCTCATCCCAGTTATCAAAAATGGGCCTTATAATGACGGAATGATCCGCTGGGACCTCATCATAATGCACCCTCCTTGTACTGCGATATGCGTTAGTGGTAATCGATGGTACGGGAAAGGAATGCCGAAGCATGAGCAGAGAATCGACGCGATCCGCTGGACGATGGAATTGTGGGATCTGGCGACTCAAGTCTGTCCGCGTGTTTGCATGGAAAACCCCGTAGGAACATTACCAATAAAACCAACACAATACATTCAACCTTGGCAGTTCGGTCATGGCGAAACTAAAAAAACTGGACTCTGGTTACAAGGTCTTAAACCCCTCCAACCTACTAAAATAGTAAGCGGAAGAGAGCAGCGTATATGGAAACTTAGTCCTGGACCGAACCGATCCAAAATACGCTCAAAAACTTATAGTGGAATCGCAGCCGCAATGGCCGATCAATGGCCGCTTAAGATAAAGACCACACCGCCACCTACAAAAGAAATTAAACACAAAGAATTAAACACAAAACACAAGGAAAAGTCATGAAATCAGACACACACCCAAATCCTAAATACACACATGACTGCACCGCATGTATTCTATTAGGCACAATTACAATCGGATCAAAAACAACAGACGCATACTTCTGTCCCGGAAAACCGAACGACGATAAAATGCTCAACTCTATACTTTCAAGATTCGGTAACAGTCCTGAACAATACTCCTGCTCCTTGCCCATGTTCTGGGCGTTTTCTCCCCACATGGCAGCAGCACAAGCATTGTACTTTGAATACCTAGACGTAACCGGACATGGGGGTATCCGACATGATTGGCTTACGACCTCTACTGGACAAACTCTCCACTTCAACCGAGATGTAGCCCACAAAGACAGTGAAAGGACAATTTGAGAATAGACCAAGTAATAGGAAGACTCAGCAACACATCTAAAATGCCTTGCTACTCCTGGGGATTACCAACATGGGCCTGTAAAACAGGATCAAAACTCATAAACAAGCCCAACAGTGCCTGCTTCAAATGCTACGCAAGTAGAGGATTCTACACTTTCCCCGTAGTCAAAACCGCAAACGAAAGGAGACTAAGCCTTTGGAACAGCATGAAGAATTAAACACACAACTACCACTCGCTATAACCGATGACCATATTAAATTCATCTCAAACTTCGCCACAGTACTAAACCTAGACCTTGAAAAACCACCCAAAACCGTTGAAGAGCAATTCAGCGGACATGACCCCAACTACTTCCGTTGGTTTGACACAGGCGATCTACAAGATCTAGAAATGCTCTGGTGTATTAACGAAATAGCCCTAGCTACACCTGAGATATCACACTGGCTGCCTACTAAGGAATACAGCATGGTAATAGCAGCCCTGAAATCTCCAGAATGGACCTGGGCCAAAAACCTAACAATACGAGTAAGTGTTGCAGCCAGAAATAAAGAACCATCCCACTCTTGGAAAATGAGAGCTTTCTATGCTTCTAAAAAAGGACTGAACCTAACCTTCTCCCAAGTCTTCGACCCAGAAAAAGGACCTAACGAAACCGAAAATAAATGGTTCGTATGTCCAGCACTAAAGCAAGGACACAAATGTCTGGAATGCCGGTGGTGCTGGGGAACCAACGATGTAGCCTACCCTTGGAGAGAGCGGTGAAAAGGAAACTAAAAGCAACCCCCGCACCAAACAGTTGGAACATGAACCTTAAACCAGAAACAGTTCACCACTTCCTACAGCGTATGGACCAGCTAGAAACCTTTAGAATAAATATAGCTGAAATAAGTGATAAATATAAAAACACACTCATAAAGAGACACATACAGCCAAAAGACCTAACTCAATTCATTCTAAAAAGGCCCATCAAATACAGACGCCTGACCTCAAAATATGGATACTCCAGATACCACAGAACACGGGTTTACACCCAATCATTCATTGTAATAACTAACCTATCAATATCGGAAGAGCAGTTTCTAGACACTTTCTACCATGAATGTGCCCACCAAATATCTTCATTTCTATTTGATGGAACTGTACAACCACATGGGAAAGAATGGAAATATATAGCCGCAACACTCGGAGCCTTACCCAGACCCACAGCTTACGACCCATTGTTCCGTAAAAGTCGAAAGAAACTACTTATACCCGTCGCACGATGCCCACAATGTAAGTATGTGTGGTCACGAATAAGACTCAACCCATCCTTCTGGAAAGAACGCTTCTGTCTTAGCTGTAATGTCAGCCTAGAATACGTGACCAAACGTGGATCTGTAACAGGAAAACTACACTGGAATACTGACTAATGACTAAAACACCCCTAGAAAACAAAGTCCTAAACCCATGGAAATCAGAAGCATGTAAATGCCACGCACACGCAAACGGTCACTGGTTCAACGAGCTAAATATATGTGATGGTTGTGGTATTTCATGGAACAAGCACCAAAAAGAAGACAAACCCTGTGAAACATCCCATAGACTTACAATTGCTCAAAAACAAAAACTGCATCAACAAACAAGAAATATAATTCCAAGATACCGTATCTACTGGAACTCAAATATGAAAAACTGGACACTGCAACTAAAAGGTAAAAAACAAAGATCCTTCAATAGCGCAATAGTAAAAGGAAGCACCTACATTATTTCAAAGAAAATCCAAGCAAAAGTACGAGAGCAAAAAAGAAAACAAGTACACGCTTGGGTAGAAATAGACCAAGCCGACTTAAACATAACCGACGATACAGATAGCCTAACCAAACTAAAACTGGGTAATCAGGTACGATACAACCCATACATTAATAAGAATTTCCACTACACACATAACAAACGTAAAGCAATTGAAGGTTCTACCTTAGTACTTCTTAAAGAAGGTACAATGTATGAGATCGAAACCTAGTCCCATATGTGGAACACACGGCACTCCCAAAAACTGGATAAAAGACAAACACAATAAAGCAGGAGGAAGATGGAGGTGTACAAAATGCTCAAGCTCCTACTTAAAAAAGTACAGAAGCCTGAACAAAACCACCCTTGCTGAAAAAGACCGTATAAGAATGGCCTCTAGAAGAGCCGACCCAAACATCAATAAAACTATCAAAGAAAACAGACGGAAATCAATGTCAAAATCAAGGAAGCTTATAAAGCTGATCTCTAAAATAGATCCCAACTATCTTTCAGAAGAAGGACTACTACTCAAAGAAAGAGCAGACATAGAAAAAACACGTATAAGAAAAGCAGCCGCACTAAGAAAAGCCCGAATAACTGAATCACTGTGTTTTTACTGTCACGGTAATAAGTACGAAGCTCACTCATCAGGAACATGCTGGATATGTCATAACAACCCTGCCACTCAAACTGACCATGTCCTCCCTCTCTCAAAAGGAGGTCTCCATTGCAACACCAACTTCCGTGGAGCCTGTTCTGGCTGTAATTGGGCTAAAGGTTCCAGAACTTGGCCGGGGCAACCAGACTGGGACCTATTTGTCTCAGAGAGGAAAGCAATTACCCAGCCATCCTCACACACCCTGAGAAGCCCTCTAACAGGCTCTACTTAACCACATGAACTCACTCCCCACTAAGCCAAACTAAGCTCCTAGAGAGACTCATAGAGTCTACCTCTCCGCTAAACTACACTGTCTAACTGTTGGTAAACTACCCCATATATAAAGCGGACGAGTAAGAAGATATAGAAAGCTTGACAAACACCATAACGTTTAATAAAGGTTCTTCAACAAGTTCTACCTTAATACTCAGTAAACAGGATTAACAACACTTAGGTACTCAAAAACCCTTCGGGTTTTCTTATTTAATACTCTATAAGTAATCCTATTAGGAGATCTGTTGCATAACGACTGGCCGGAACAAGAAAAAGCAGCAATAGAAAAGGGGCGTAATCGCTACAGACGCCAACGAGAAGCCAGTAAGAAAAACATGGCTGAAACTAGGTTTGGTCCTCCAAGAACCCTCGCTCAACGGCTTCTTGACCCCACTGCTGCTCTAATAAAGACACGAATCAAGACAGCTAAATACTCCGGGATAAATAAGTCTGCCATTCCTTACATAGAGGTCATATCACCCAATAAAATTGCATTGATCACAGTACGTACCGTATTAGATGCAGTCTCCAAAAAAGACAAAATAACACTACATACCTACGCAAGACGAATTGCTTCTAGGCTTCAAACCGAGATATCAGTCAACGACTTGTATCATGAAGACAGGACAACTTTCAATAGAGTTAATCGAACCAACAAAGCCAGACAAAGAACAGAGCCAGAAGCAAGGCGCGCATTTAAAAGAGCAGTATCTAACTCTACTGAGATCGACTGGACTTCTTGGCCTACCAAAGTTATTGCTCGCGTAGGTTACTTCTGTCTTGATGCTTTAATGGATGCCAGTGGACTATTCGAAGTAAAGACAATCAAAACTACAAAATATGGAAGACCTAGAAATGCAAATCTATTCGGACCAACTGAAGAACTAGTAGAACTACTCTATAAAGCAGACGCACGTGCAGAGCTTCTACATCCATGGACTCAGCCAATCTTCACGAAGCCAAAACCCTGGAAAACCCCATTAAATGGGGGCTATGAAAAAATACCTACAAAACTAGTAAAAACACGAGACAGCGATTACTTAGATAAACTTAAAACCACTGAAATGCCCATTGTCTACCAAGCACTCAACGCTATTCAAGAAGTTCCTTTCAAACTAGACACTGACATACTTACAGTACTAGAAGAAGTCTGGAGAAATGACACACGTATTGGGAATCTTCCCGGACAAACCCCTACTCAAATACCACCAAAACCAGACACAGATAATGAAGAGATCTATCTAAAATGGAAGTTCACTGCCAAAAATATCCATGTAGCAAATAACCGTAGAAGATCACAAGCCCTCACTCTCGCCACTACTCTAGGGCTTGCACGACAGTACGCCGATAAAGAAAACCTTTTTTATCCATGTAACTTAGACTTCCGTGGAAGGGTATACCCTCTTCCAATATTCCTATCTGTCCAAGCCACTGAAAGTATTAAAGCCCTATTACGTTTCTCAAAACCTAAACCAATCACCAACGAAAGCCAGCACCAATGGTTAATGATACATGGAGCAAACTGCTGGGGAAGAACTAAAGACTCCTTCCAAGAAAGACTAGACTGGGTAGACTCTAACTCAGATATAATAGAAGCTATATCCAACGACCCGCTGGTAAACACACATTGGACAGAAGCAGATAAGCCCTACTCATTCCTTGCTTGGGCTCTTGAATACAGCGCATTCAAAGACAAAGGTTGGGGATTTATGTCTTCACTCCCCGTTGCTATGGACGGAACAGCAAACGGATACCAGCACCTCAGTGCTTGTATCCTAGATGAGAAAGCAGCTAAAGTAGTAAACATGGTACCACTTGAAAGACCTAGTGATATCTACTCCATAATTGCAGAAGAAGTCCATAAAATAGTCGCCAAAGACGCTCAAAATGACCCTAACCCTAATTCACTCCCTGCCCTATGGCTTACAACAAAACTCATTAACAGAGATCTGTGTAAAGCGCCCACAATGACCAGCCCATACGGTCTAATGAATTACGGACTAAGACAACAAGTGTACGACTTCATTAACACCGCTTATGACGGTACCCCTACCCCATTCGGACAAAGAACACCAGCCGCCGTTAATTACCTCTTCCCTATAATAAAAGAGGCCATTGAATCCACCGTAATCGCTGCCAGAGAGACAATGAATTTCCTTAAATCCATTGCTGAAGCCTCCGCCTTCGATAATGTACCCCTTGTGTGGACTAACCCAGCAGGACTAACTATTAAACAATCCTATCAAAACTACATATCAAAAAGAATCACAACCAGACTCTCAGGCCAAATGATAAAAGCAGTCTGGTCTACACCAACTGCCGAAACAAAAATACTTGCTAAAAAAGCTGTTAATTCAATAAGTCCCAACTTTATACACAGTATAGACTCAGCACATTTAATGAGAACAATACTAGCTTGTAAAAGAGACAGGCCAGACATGTCATTCGCTACAGTACATGACTCGTTTGCAACTACAGCTGCTGACGCTCCTCTACTTGCAACATGTCTGCGAGAACAATTCATCAAAATATATAAAGAACCCGTACTTCAAAGATTCCATGATGAAGTCACCAGTCCCATGTCTGATGAAGCTAAGAAATTAATACTACCTTTACCTCAAATGGGAAACCTAGATCTGAACGAAGTACTCCAAGCAGATTACTTCTTCAGCTAACATTATGAAAACACCTACCAACATCGTTGACGCTATAGCACAAGCAAATTTTCCAAAAGTTATTGCTTATACACACGCTCTACTCAGACAAATAGAGACCGAATACTCACACATTATAATCGCAGCATCTGGTGTGTTCTTCCTCGCTCTTTGTGAACGATTTAAAGTTAGACCACAACGAGTTTTGGAAATTATTGCCAACATGCTCCAGCAAGAAGAGCAAAAGAACCCCAAAATGATTGGGGGTCTACGGGACTTCCTATCTAAGGAGTTGTAATGATAGGAACCGATCTCCACAGAGCCTATGTACATGCCAAACGAGGAATACTCCGAAACAACAGTAGTGATGTTTTCGGAAGACACCGAGATCAGTGTATATGCTCTAGCCGAGGTTTGTTCAGTCCCACCACTACATGCCCACGACACCAGCGTCAGATAAAAAGTGGAGCAGAGCTTCTCTATTCAAGGAAAAAGAAAGATGAAAAAAGTTAAAGCTTATCTTCAACGTCATCAAGTTGGTGAAGTTGAAGTTAATAACCAAGTAGATTCCGTAACTATTGTTCTACCAGATAACAATAAAATAGATATAAGTTTATGGACCTCAAAAGGAGATGCAGTTCTAATAAAACCAGTAAGAAATGCACGGTTATCATTGACCCCTGGACCAGTAGATAACTCAATTATTCTAACCGCAAGAAAGAAAGGTACTTAGTGACTCTCGAAAATATTTCCGTAGATTTCAGAACTCAATACTTGACACCACAAGCCCGAACAATTGGATTTGTTGCTCTATCCGACCCACAAGGTTATCAAGGATCTGAGCCCGCCTATTCTTGTAAAATTGTTCTTGATAATGAACGGGCACAACCCTTAATCGAAACAATCAATACAGCACATGCTTCGGCAGGCGAGTACCTAAATGCTATTTCTGAGAAATTCGGTAATAGGCCCAAACTTACAGCCGCCAAACTGCGTAAGCATGCCCCCCTTCCCTATGAAGAAGAGGTCACTGAAGATGGAGAAGAGACAGGAAAATTCATCTTCAAATTTAGGCAAGCATGTACCATTTATAGAAAAGGAGAAAAGGTTCCCTTTAACCTGCCTATCATGGACAGTAACAGAGTACCAATGTCTGAGCCTATCTATGCAGGTAGTAAAATTGTAATCAAATTCTCCATCAAACCATGGTTCGTTGACAGTATGGGACTAGGGGTAAGTCTACGGCCCCAAGCAGTTCAAGTAATTGAACTTGTTAGTTCAACTTCAGGAGTCAACGGAGCAGAATTTGAATCTGTTCCCGGCGGTTATGTAGCTCAAGCGGCTGCTGAAATGCCTCCCGTTGCCACAGATTCTAACGACGATGATCCCTTCGGTGATGAGGCTCTACTCTAAATCAAGCGACAGGGGGAAGCGTAGTTCCTTTAAGTTTGCTTGGAGAAAGCATCCAAAAGGAACAGCCCTGGTAGTTAATTCTACCAGGGTACGCTCCACCCTAGAAGCTCAGATACTTGAACAATTAATAGAACAAGACGCGCACTTCATATACGAAGGAGCGGGCTTCAAATACACAACAAGTCACATTTATACACCAGACTTTGTACTCAAAACCCGCAACAACAAAAGCATTTATATAGAAGCAAAAGGGTGGTTCACCTCAAAAGACAGAACCAAAATGCTCATTGTCAAAAAACAAAACAAGCACATAGATATAAGGTTCATATTCACTAACCCAAATGCACGACTCTATAAAGGATCTAAAACAACATATGCCGAATGGGCTGATAAATATGGATTCCCATGGGCTAAATCTCTAATACCAAAGGAATGGATACACGAATGATCAAAACTAAAGCAGCCACACAGAACGTAAACATTGCCAGATACCTTAAAAAGCAGAAGAAAATTACACAACTCATTGCATGGTCAGAGTTCAACGTTTGGAGACTCGCTTCACGAATCAGTGAACTTCGAAAAAATGGGATGGACATTCAAACCCGATGGGCTAAAGCAGCCAACGGCTCACGTTATGCCATCTATGAACTCCAAGAAGGGACCACCAGCAATGAAACAGCCGTCACAGTACATGCACAAGGAACCATGCCCGAAATGCGGGAGTCGCGATAACGTAGCGGTGTACTCAAACGGTAGAAAAAAGTGCTTCGGGGCAGGATGTGATTACATCCTGCTCCAGCACTTACCTACTGACAATGCACCCCCAGAAATAGATGGTATGAAGAGTCCATCTAAGAAAAAAAGTCTTATACAACACGACACTTACACAAGTATAGCTAGCAGGCGTATATCACAAGAAACATGCGCGAAATATGATTACTCCGTACAGAATACTAATGGAACAGTTAGACATATTGCAACCTACTACAACGATAAGAATCAACCAGTTGCTCAAAAAATAAGAGGGGCGAAAAAGAAATTCAGTTGGACGGGAGACCCTAAAGAAACACTTCTCTATGGGCAGCAACTATGGAAACCCCAAAAAAGAATTGTAGTAACTGAGGGAGAACTAGATTGTCTATCTGTAGCCCAATTAACTAACTGTAAATGGCCTGTAGTATCCGTACCTAACGGCGCTGCATCTGCTCCTCAATACATCGCAAAAGCTCTTCTATGGTTAGAGCAATTCGAAACAGTTGTACTTTGTTTTGATATGGACGAGCCCGGACAAGAATCAGCTTATAAATGTGCCGAACTATTGTCCCCAGGTAAGGCTGCAATTGTAACCCTACCCTCTCCCTACAAAGACCCTTCGGATATGCTAGTTGCCGGTCAAATTGAAGCCCTCACAACCGCACTATGGGCAGCCAAGCCTTACCAACCCTCTGGAGTTATACCCGGTACGGACCTTTGGGAAACAGTCTCTGCACCACTGCACGAAGCTCTAATACGTTACCCATTTGAAGGACTTAACGAAAAACTCCACGGCATACGTAACTCTGAAATGGTAGTACTCTGTGCAGGAAGTGGATTAGGTAAGACGCAAGTAGCCAAAGAGATCATCTACCATGCTGCTAATAACGGAGGAAAAGTTGGCTGCATCAGTCTAGAAGAATCCATACGTCGATGCGCTCATTCCATAATGGGGCTTGACCTAAACAAACCTATACATCTACCACACGTTTATAACACGATTGATCAAGACACCCTTCATAGCTCCTTCGAAAGGACTATCGGTTCAGGAAACTACTACTTTCTTGAACATTTTGGTTCCCTAGATCCTGAAACTCTAATGCCAAAGATAAGGTATTTGGTAAAAGCTTTCGGATGCGACACTATCCTACTTGATCATATTTCAATGCTTGCATCCGGCTCAGAAGCTAAAGATGAAAGAAAAATGATAGATCTTCTTATGACTAATATGCGAACACTAGTTCAAGAATTAGATATAAAAATGATAGCTATATCGCACCTAAAACGTCCTGAAACTGGAGCAGGCCATGAAAACGGGGCAAAGACAAGTCTCGCACAACTCAGAGGAAGCGGAGGAATCGGCCAACTTTCAGACATCGTTATAGGTCTAGAAAGACCTAGTCAAGACGAAGACCCAGAAACAGCTAATACAACAACTCTGCGTATCCTTAAGAACAGATTTAGTGGAGAGCTAGGGATTGCAGGAAAACTACTTTACTCCACTGACACTGGACGAATAACAGAATTGGAAGAAGTCGAACTATGACAAGAATAGTATTCGATATAGAGACAGATGGACTGCTGCCTAGAGCTAAAACAATTCACTGTATAGCTACCCACAACATAGACACTAAGGAATCATTATCCTTCGATAACACCTCCATACCCGAAGGACTGTCCTACCTTGAATCCGCTGAAATACTTATCGGCCACAATATATCAGGGTTTGATCTGCACATTATAGAAACACTATCAGAAGGCTTCACCTTTACCCATAGAATGCACGACACTCTCTTAATGTCCCGTATGGCTTTCTTGACAAACATAAGAGAGCATGACTATAAACGTTTGAAAACAGGATTCCCTAAAAGCCTAGTAGGACTCCACTCACTCAAAGCTTGGGGGTACAGACTTAACTTCCTTAAAGGCCACTTCCACGAAACAGCAGACTGGTCTAGGTTTACTCCCGAAATGCTTGATTACTGCGTCCAAGACACCACCCTAACTACACTTCTATACCATCATATGATGAACGAACTAAAAGAAACACCGACTGATGCCTTTGAAACAGAGGCAGCTGCAAACTATCTACTAACCAAAGCCAATGTAACCGGAATTGGCTTTGATGAAGTAGGAGGCGCAAAACTATATGCACAACTTATGGACACACGGGAAAAAGCAGAACAAAAATTAAAGGAGATTATAAAGCCTAAATCAATTTCACTAGGATACTTCACCCCCAAAAGAGACAACTCAAGGCTAGGTTATAAAGAGGGATGCACCGTAGAAAAGATCAAAATACTAGAGTTCAACCCAAGGTCCACTCAACAGATTGCAGACAGACTCATTAGTGAATACGGGTGGTACCCCACAGAATTCACTGAAGCCGGTAATCCAAAAGTAACAGAAGAAGTTCTTCAATCACTTGCCTACAAACCCATACCCGCTCTAATTGAATTTAAGAAAGCTAATAAACTCATTGCACAGCTAGCCGAAGGAAGAGTGCCTTGGCTTAAGCTAGTCACTAAAGGAAAAATACACGGGCAAACTCAATGTACAGGATCACGTACCGGACGTATGGCCCACAACCGACCAAACATGGCACAAATACCTAGCTCCCAAAACGTAAGGAAACTTTTCCATGCTCCGACCCCAGGATGGTCTCTTCTAGATTCAGATCTGTCAGGGATAGAGCTACGTATTCTCGCCCATTACCTAGCTAAATTCGGTAATGACACCTTCATTGAAGCGGTTACTCAAGGCGACCCTCATAAACTCTTCATGCAGTGGACAGGTATTAAAAATAGGGACACCCAAAAACAATTCTCCTATGCTTTGATCTATGGAGCAGGAGTCCAAAAACTAGGGGGAATCATATACAGAGACATTGAAGAATCTACTCCCATAAGAAACCTGACTGAAAAAGACATTTCCAAGCTAGGTCAAAATGCTATGACCAAAATATTCAATAACCTTAAAGGTTTCAAGCCTCTCCACTCAATGGTTACAAAACTCGCAACAACTAAAGAAGAACTTCCCTTAATAGACGGAAGAATAGTTAAAACAAACGGAACTCATAGCGCCCTAAACACACTTATCCAAGGTTCTGCGAGTGTTGTTCTTAAAGTCTGGATGAAAAATCTATACAAGAGATTACATGGCACAGAACTAGAAACATCTACTAACTTTCTTGCAGCCATACATGACGAGCTTCTTTTCGAAGTAGAAGATGAAGACAGTTCTAAAGCCCTTAGTCACGCTCTAACTCAAGCTATTAATGAAACAGAGACTGAATTAAAAATCCGATGCCCTCTACAAACAAACACACTTACAGGTAAAGACTGGAGCGAAGTACACTAGATGCAAATAACTCTAATCGATGCCGACATTATTGCTTGGCAAATAGCTAACCGACATGAGACAGCTATTGAATTTAAACCCGGACTATTCACATGGTGGGCAGATATGAATAAAGCCCAGCCAGAAATAGAATCCTCAGTACATGAAATTCTAAACAACACCAACTCCGACGATCTAATTGTATGTCTTTCAGATACCAATAATTTCAGAAAACAGATCAACCCCACTTATAAAGCTAATCGTATTAAAAGGTACACCCCTCTCTTAGTGCAGCCTATAAAAGACTATCTAGAACAAAACTGGAGAAGTGTTCACTACCCACAGCTAGAAGCTGATGATGTTTTAGGAATCCTAGCTACAGACAAATCAGAAGACTCATACGTAATAGCCTCTATAGATAAGGATCTTCTTCAAATTCCCGGGAAGCACTTTAACTGGACCAAACCAGAAGAAGGTATCCAAGAAGTTACTCCAGAAGAAGGATCTAAATTCTTCTACACCCAAATTCTGTCTGGAGATCCAGGGGATGGATATGCTGGATGTAAAGGTATAGGGCCAGTCAAAGCTAAAAGGATTATAGATTCCACATGGGACCAAGGAGAGTCCATATTATGGAGAACTATATGTAAAACATATGCTAAAGCCCATAACTGCTCACTAATGACTGCTAAACGACAAGCCCTAATACAAGCTAGATGTGCGCGAATTCTGACTAGAGAAAACTACAGTCCTAAGTCAGGTAGACTCAAACTATGGGAGCCTCAAAGTGAACGAAAGTAACGGCGCAGCAGACGGGAAACTGGAGCCTTATTCTGGTGGAGTCTTTCGTCCTAGGTACTACCTTCCTAAAGTAGCTAACGACAACATCTCTGAAAATACTGACAGTTGGGATGTTTGCGAAGCTTTTCAAATTACATCACCAATGGTAAGTCAATGTGTCAAATACATACTCCGAGCCGGTCATAAACCGGGAGCAACCTATGAAACAGACATAACCAAAGCCGCTGAAGCTCTATCTAGGGAACTAAAATTTCTTGCAGATAGAAGATCTAACACAGAGTGACTGCGAAAGAGCTAAGGAAAATCGCAAAGCAAATTGAAGCGATTTATCCAGCAATGTACCCAATCAGTGTCTCCGTTAAGGATCTCCCCGACTGCGATGGATATACGCACCTGATAAAAAGGAAAAAGAAATCTAGAATTGAAGTTGTTATAAATTCTTACTCCGGTAAGCGCGGCCAATTAGACACAATGATTATGGCGATGCAGATAGATACATTGATCCACGAACTAGCCCACGCGATTCAATGGAGGCCACAACGTCAGGAAGAGGGATTACTAAACCACCACCATAATGAGGAGTGGGGGATAGCTATGGCTAAAATATACAGGCTGTTGGGGGAGTAAATGCGCCCAGATAGAACAAAACCGACGTTATTCACCGCTGAAATGCTCATAGACCACCTAGAAAAACGCTACCCTGCCGAATGTATTGCCGAAAAAGAGAGCTTTGAGATGGCTCATCGGAGAGCAGGGCAGAGAGAGGTGGTTGAGTACGTTCTGTGGTTGAAGGAAGTTAATGATGATGAACTGCCAGACATTTTTGAGGTATCAGAGAAGGAGTGATCCCCGTGTGTTTCCCTAATATCCCGAAACCTAAAGATCCTCCCCCTGTATTTTTACCTATTCCCGACACCAAAAACCGTATGGCAAGGGTTAAAGGTCGTAAAGACCGATTTTCCTCTGCGATGACTGGTCTCGCCCAACTAGCAATCCCGGCAATGATCCAGCCTTCTGGGGCGGTTCCTGCCGGATTTGGGGGGACAGGTGCAAGAGCGCCTGCATCTAGTGCAGGGGGCGGGCTAAGTATATAGTGAGTGATATGGAATTAGGGCCAGGGGGGCGTAGTACCGATGGCCCAAATATGTCAACTGCATGTCAGAGATACGATAAGCTAGTAGCCGACAGGACATTCTATTTAGAGTCCGGTCAGAATTCGGCTCGTTTAACAATACCTAGTGTATTCCCGTCGAATGTTGATCAAGGACGTTACACATCCCCGGTTGATGACCCTTCGCCATGGCAGTCCTTTGGCGGGTACGCTACTGAAGCTCTCGCCTCTAAGTTCCTACTTACATCCTTCCCACCTAGCTCCTCCTTCTTCCGTTACGAGGTCGCAGAGAAGGATATTCAGGCGGCTCTGGATGTCTCGGAAGATAGTTCGGAAGTGGAGAACCTCAGGCTTGAAATACAGAAAGCCTTGGCAAGCCGAGAAAGGGCGATTAACAAGGAGTTTGAGACAGGGACCTACAGAGTAGGGCTTTCTGAAGTATTCCGTCACCTTCTGATAACCGGGAATGTTTTGGTAAACATTCCTAAGGAAGGCGGGGGAATAAAGGTATTCCACTTAGGTCAGTATGTAGTTAGGCGTGGGCCTATGGGGCGAGTCCTTGAGCTAGTTCTACGGGAAACCTATGACTGGCAGGGTCTGCCTGACTCCATTAAAGATCTAGCTAGTATGTCCACCTCTGCTCCAGTGATGGATGATGAGGAGAAGGTTGATGTTTACACCCATATTAGGCTGGAAAAGAAGAGCCACGTAATATACCAAGAAGCGTTTGAGCAGGAGGTTCCCGGAACCCGCTCAAAGGTGAAGGAAGAGAAGAGCCCGTGGTTGGCCCTAAGATTCACTCAGATATCTGGAGAATCTTATGGTCGAGGCTTTATTGAGACTTATCGTGGGGCGCTTAACTCTCTAAATGTTCTACGTAGGAGTATTGTCGAAAACTCCGCAGCAGCAGCACGCACCGTATTCATGGTACGGCCCAACGGGTCTACCCGAGTTAGAACTCTCGCGAGCGCCCCTAATGGTGGGTACGTTGTCGGCGCGGCTGACGATGTATCCGTACTTCGTATGGACAAGCAGGCGGATCTAGCTATAGCGAAGGACACAGCCGGGGAGCTAATCCGGGAGCTATCAAGTGCTTTCCTAATGTCTGCTTCTATTCGGCGCGATGCCGAAAGAGTTACAGCCGAAGAGATTAGAGCAATGGCACGGGAGTTAGAGGGAGCTTCGGGTGGCGCTTGGTCTGTCCTAGCGCATGAACTACAACTGCCTGTTGTGAAACGTATTGAGTCAATTTTAGAGAGGAAGGGGGATATCTCCCCGCTACCCGGTAACAGTGTTCAGCCCGTTGTTATTACTGGTCTAGAGGCTATAGGCCGTACACAAGAACTACAAACTCTACGAGAGGTACTTTCAGATTTATCCGCTGCAGCCCAACTGTCCCCAGAAATTGTCGAGTTTATCGATCCAGCAGACCTCGCGCACAAGATCCTCATCGGTCACGGAATACCAACCGACACAATCCTTAAGACCAAAGAAGAAGTACTCGCGCAGAGGCAGGCACAGCAGCAGGAAATGCAGAGACAAGCTCTCATGTCCCAGGCTACTAAGGCAGTTCCTGGGGTAATCGGTGAAGGCGCGTCCTTAGCGATGAAGGGCATGAGCGAAGCAGATGGTGGGGATATTCCCGCCCAATAGGGAGGTAAGATGGCAGAAAAGAAACGTAATAAGGCATCCTCAAACGTAAGCGAGGGTGGCGTAGTCGCCGGAACTGCAGTGAATATGCCCGAGGATGAGACCAGAGAGAACAAACCTAATCTACGAGCAACCTCGCAGGCAAACGAAAGCCCTGGCTTTGTCTTCTTTGAAGAGCCTGTGTACGGTAACGTAATGGAAGTTGACCAAGAAGCTACTAAGCGTGCCCATGACGCTTTGAAAAATCGTGGGGAACAATAGATGGGTGCCTCTACCGTAGAAGAAGGTGATGGAATTGTGCGGGTTACAGTTTCGGACGAAGTACCGGATACTGAAACTGAGCAGTCTGACACCTCAACTGTAGCAGGAAGTGATACCGAACAACCTACGCCATCCTCAGAAGCAGCACCCGCTTCTGAAGATAGCGGTGGCTCTGACGCAGGCGCATCAGACGAAAAGCAAGACCTCGCCATACAGAAGCAAGAAGAAGCGGCTAAAACCGCACTTGAGTCCGCTGGTCTTTCCCTAACTGACTTCACAGACGAGTACGCTAAGAATGGTTCTTTGTCCGAAGAAAGTATGGGGGCTCTAGTTAATAAGGCCGGTATTCCTAGAGAAATAGTAGAAGGCTATATCTCTGGACAAGAGGCTCTTGCTGCTCAAAACGTTACGTCAATAACGGCTAAGGCTTTTGAGCTTGCAGGATCTCAGGAAGAATACAAAGGACTTACAGAGTGGGCTGCGGCTAATCTTTCTGATGAACAGCAGGAAGCCTACAACGAGTCTGTTAATAGCATGAACCCTTCAAGAACCGAGCAGGCTATTCGCGGACTTATCCAGCAACGTCAGGCTTCAGACGGCTTTGAAGGTTCCACTGTAGAAGGGGGAACCATTGCGGGGTCTCGCGTAGATGTATATGCAGACAAGTCAGGGATGCTCTCTGACTTGGCAGATGTTCGATATCAAAAATCGGCAGCCTTTCGTTCCAAGGTGGATGCGAAAGTGGCTCGTTCGATGCAAGCCCATGGAGGGTCATTGCCCTCCTAAGAGGATTTAATTTAAATGTCAGATGTAACGGCAACTAGCGGCGTAGTTTCTTATGCCGGTGCCGATAAGGGTGTAATCACAACCCCCGCCGATAGGACTGCTCTGTTCCTAGAGCTTTTCGGTGGGGAAGTGCTTAATGCCTTTAACCAAGCCCAGGTTACTATGGGTAGGCACAAAGTACGTACAATCCCGCATGGTAAGAGTGCCCGGTTTCCGGCGACTTGGAAAACGGATGCTTATGAACACGTGGCGGGTGATGAGCTTCTCATGCAAGAAGTTCAGCACACCGAAAAGGTCATCAGTATTGATGGTCTTCTCGTAGCTCCTGTGTTCATCGATGTGCTTGATGAAGCGATGAATCACTACGAAGTTCGGGCTGAGTACTCCAAGCAGATTGGTGAAATTCTTGCCAATACGATGGATCAGCACGTTATTCAAAATATGACGTTGGCGGCTTCAGCAGCAGCTAACTTCGACGGCCATACCTCTGCCGTTGGTCATGGTGGCAGCCAGTTGGGTTTCTCGACTGGTGGTGGTGCTAATAATGGTGTAGACGCTATCACTACGGATGGTTATGATCTTTTGATTGACGCCATCTTCGCTGGGCACAGGCTTCTCGACGGTAAGAACGTCCGAGGAAACCGTCAGGTGTTCATGGGGCCTTTGGCCTTCTGGAGCCTCATGCGAGATCCTAATGTGACTGCACCTACTAACCTGTCCAACAAGAGCCCGATTGCGAACATCATGTCTCGCGATTTGGCTGGTACGGGATCACTGGCCGAAGGCTTCCTGCCTTCGATTGGTGGGGCCGAGTTGGTCAAGACCAACAACCTCAAGCAGGCTGTAATTGCGAACAACGCACATGGTAGACACGGTGTTGATCAGAGTAAGACCATTGCTCTAATGAACACCCCTGACTGTGTTGGTACAGTTAAGCTTGTGGGACTGGCAATGGAGCAGACCTATGATCTCCGTCGCCAAGGCCATATCATTGTTGGGAAATACGCGGTGGGGCACGGAATTTTGCGCCCTGAGTGTGCCATTGAGATCAGTGATGCGGGAACGCCACTTACTCTCGCTTCAACGGCACCTGCTACGCATCCGTAAGACCGACTAGAAATAGTCGCTACCTCGCCCCCCAGAGCTTCCGTAGTCTGGGGGGCATTTTCATTTCAGGAGTACTGATGGCTGAAGTTCTTGGTAAAACCTCCAGACTAGCAGCAGTAAACCTAATGCTGCGCTCTATTGGTGAAGCCACTGTACCTGTGTTAGCTGCCCCACACGATGGCCGCGCAGATGTGCAGGCTTCAGAATCAATTCTAGATGAAGAAGGGCGGGCGGTTCAATCTGAGGGCTGGTGGTTCAACATGGAGAAGATCAAGCTACAGCCTGATGTTAATAATAACATCCTTATTTCAGCAACTGTCATAGATGTACAGATGGTGAATTACAGCCCGGAAAAGATTTATGTGGAACGTGGGGGGATGCTCTATAACAGGACGGACAACGTAAATACATTTACGTCCGAGGTGGAGTTGATCCTCACCACATTACTTCCATTTGAAGATTTACCCGAAGTAGCTCGTAAGTATATCACTATGCGTTCTGCCCGAGTTCTCTCTGAGAATAGGGTGGGCGACCCACAGCTAAGGCTGTTCTCGGCGCAGGACGAGATGCACGCAAGACTGAGGCTTGGTGACGCTAACGCGGTCCATGAGAGCTTTAATGTGTTTAAAGACTCTGAGTCGTGGGACCTAATAAGCAGGGGTTATCGATAGTGGCTCTTATCAAGAGAGAGATTGCCTCCATTGTTGAAGGCGTGAGTCAGCAGACCCCATCTAAAAGATCTGATGGGCAGGTGACTGAAGCCATAAATATAGAATTCAGCCCAGTAACGGGGGCTACCTCAAGACCTTCAAGCGAAGCTCTGGTTAGTGGGCCTTCAGCTGCCCCCGCAGACAGGTATGGTGGCCCCTTATCAGTTAACGCCGCTTCAGAGCCTACTTTGATACATGAAATTGATCGTGGACCCAACGAGAAGTACAACGTCTACATCATACAGCATGATGTTTCTGGTAACCCGCTGGTATCCCCTGAGATCAAGGTTCTTGATGCAGTAACGGGATCAGAGTACACGGTCCACTATGACACCGGATCTAGGGAATACTTAGCAACGCTGTTATCAGATGTCACTCATACTAACCTGAGTGCCGTAACTCTCTTCGACGTTACCTACATTGCTAATAAAGAGAAGACGGTTTCAATGGAGCCTCACGATGTAGAAGTTATGCCTCAGGTGTTGATCACCGTTAAAGATCTTCCTACTGAGTTGCAGACTCAAGCATCTAATGCTCTAGTATCGCCCGCAGCAACAGTGACAGCCTACACGACTAAGGAACAGCCAGAACTTGATTCGGACGGCACTAACAGAAACGAATATGATCTGTTTGACGAGACTAACACAATCTTCTCATTTGCAGCCGACCCAACTATCTTGGCAGGCATAAATTCAGATCTAGCTAGTCTTAATTCTATAAATCTAGCATCACTTACTAGCGAATATGCAGACGCTCTACTAGAGACTGCTCAGAGAAGCGATATAGCGTGGGAGGGGGAGGCATACAAAAACACAAATCAATGGGGAGGGTTCTACCCTATACCTCTTCCTGAGACTAACACAACGGCTCTTGGCTCTAATGGTAATCCTACTGGAATAACCAGCCTCAATACAGCACAGGAGTACCCCGAAGCTGTAGCTACGTTCTCTGGAACCCTCAACGGCATGACCCCATCAGTATGGGAGTCTTACTGCCAGACCCAGACAAACGCCGACCTCTACACCTACCCAAACAATGCACTTGGAGCGGGTGTACCTGACCCAACGCTAGCTAAACCTGTTATGGGCGTGTGGGCCTTCCTACAACCTTTGGATATTCTTTTTTTAACCCCTCCTACAAGCCTTGAGCCTAAGTATCTAAAGTTTAACGCAGTATTCGTGGACCCCAGTGGCGTAGAGCCGGATGATGTTCGGCCATTCTATGTTCAGTTTAATCATCAAGACAAAGTAACAACCACTTATACCCATTTCAGGTCTAACACAGAAGAACTAGGTGGAGCAGGACTGTTCGACCCCCAAAGCGGGAACCAGTATAGACCGGCTAGGGGATACCCCCCTACAGCGCCTAACGAGATCTTAAATATATTCACCTTAAAGGTCACACATCATAACGCTGGGTCTTCTGCGATGAATAACCCCTACCAAGAGTGGAGGATTGAGCCCGATCTTTCGGATGTAAGCTGGACAGACGATATGCCTGATCTAGTAGTCAATGAGTTGACGCAGGACTTTCCTACTGGGTACGCGCCCTATGTCTATTTGTTTGCCGTCCTTGGCATGAAGTGGACTAGGGTTAATCCCTACTACTCTGGGTTTAAGATATGGGTACGTGATAGCAATAACTACGCTGCACAAAACACCCCACCGGGCACAAGTAACTCCTTTCCTGCAGGAATCCAAGGAGGAGCCCCCACAGCTACGTCTTGGCTAACCGAGCCGTGGGTCTGGATGAAACACGAAGATGACCAAATAGTCGGCCATTATCAACATAACTGGTATGATGTTTACAACAGACAACAGCCCGAGCCCTTCGACAAAATGGTGCATCCTCGTAGTAACGTGCTTGAAGAACTACGTGGGTTAAGCTGTTCTGTGACCAATGTTCCTTTTGATTCCATAAGTGTAATATCTGGCGAATCTGGTCCCAGTTCTATAGCGGACCTCCCTTACCATGCTCCGAATGGGTTTGTGACTAAGATACAGGGGGATACAGAGAGCTATGGTGATGAGTACTACCTGAAGTACTCTGACAAAGGGAGGGTATGGGTTGAAAGTCGTACAAAGTGGGAGTCCCATACTCTGGACTCAGACACAATGCCCCATATCCTACGTAAGGTTCTCAACGGTAATACTGTCGAGTTCGTGTTCCAAGCCGCATCGGATACTAAAGACCCTGCCTTACCTATAAACCCTCCCGCGAGTCAGTGGAAGGAGCGTCTAGTTGGAGATGACGCTAATTCACCCCCTCCCTCATTTGTTGGGTCTACTGTAGGGGATATGTTTGTTTATAGGGATCGGCTCGCTCTGGTCTCAGGTAGCTATGTAGTCTTGTCCGAGACTGCGGAGCCAATGAATTTCTTCGCGACTAGTCTGCAGACATTTATAGAGTCTGATCCTATGGATTTACAGGTGACCCAAACCGGCGGGTCAGTAGTCGATATTTTTGCTGCGCTGCCGCTTGAAAACGGGGTCATGCTGTTCGATAAGGAGCAGCAGTTTCTCTTATCAGCAGATCAGGGGCAGAGTTTCACAGGGAAAACAGCCTCTATAAACTATGTGTCTTCCTATCCTGTTTCTGAGAAAATCCGTCCTATTTTCCTTGGGGACAGGGTTCTGTGGTTATCAACACTGGGGCAGACTACTAGAGTTTGGGAATACCAGCCTTCTTCAAGAACCGTAAAGTTCGATGAAATAACCAGCCATGTTCCTACCTATATACCTGCTGGAGCTAGTCAACTTATAGGCTCAGAGAACGAGTCCATAGTTGTTGTACGGAGTAGGGGCGAGGAAGGGTCTCTCTTTATATACAAGTTCTTTTACACAGCGGACGGTAGAAAACTACAGCAGGCGTGGTCTAAGTGGACTCTGGGTGGGGATATAAAGCACTCCAGAGTTATCAATGGGTCAATATATCTATCAGTACACAGGAATAACGATCTGTTTATGGAGAAAATAACTCCAGAAGCGTTACCTGATTTCCCCGTTAATTCAGGTGACTACGGTACCGTTAGATCATGTCTCAACCACAAGCTGGAATTCAGTTCTGACCTTGCTCAGATGCAGACAAGTGGTGGTGGAGCTACTACTACTCTATTTGTTGATAGTTCGACTGACGTAAAATTTGAGCAGTCCATTACCCCCGATTTCATAGCAATGGTGGGCCCGGGCCATCCTCAAGAGGGGCTGATAATTGCAGATGCAGGCTCTCCTATAACTACAGGAAGTGGTTGGATAAATATTCCGGGCGACTGGAACACCCCAGGCACTGTTATAATCGTTGGGCAAAGGTGTAGTCACTCAGTCACTCTAAGTCCCTTCTACCTCCGTAGCAATAATAGAAGATTAGTTGAGCAGGAGAACCGTGAGCAGGGGAGGACACAGATAAAGGCTCTGCATGTGTCTGCTAATTCTACTGTTGCTCTAACAGCTAGAACTACCTTTGATAGTGGGCCCTCATTTATCGGTGGAGTTAGCTCAAATCAGACGTTTAATCAGCTAGTAGCTAATCAGTTGACTACACCGCCTAACTTGCGTCCTGCAGTAATTCCTTTCGATATAAATGGGGGTAATTTATCCACCACTATCAATCTAGCTGGGGGCTACCTGCTAAATGATGGGACCTTTGTGGACTCACCTTTCGGTATGGCCATCACGGGGCTAACCTACGAGGTGCAGCACTATTCCAGAGGCAGGAGGGCATCAAGATGAACCCGGATATCATTCTACGGCCCTCTGAAGCCCATGATCCCGCCTTCCTGGCTCCTATATTGAGGGATATAGATAAGTTGGAAATTAGCTGTGTGTCTAGTATGGCCCCGATAGACTGCCTTACTTCAGCCTATGACTACTGTGAGGTGTGTGATACAGCGGTGTATAAGGGACGGCCTATCGCAATGTTCGGGATTACAGCCACCGATTGGGGAGGTGTGCCTTGGCTGCTTGGGACAGATGCCCTCAGTGACGTTAAGCTCACTTATACAAAAATTGCACGTGGTTGGGTCTCCAGAATGGTAGAGGACTACCGAGTCCTCCGTAATTTCGTACATGAAGATAATTCTAGCTCTGTACGGTGGCTTAGGGACTGTCTGGGATTTCAGGTGGGCCGCGAAAGGATACTTATGAAAGATAATCCTTTCCTATCCTTTGAAAGGAGTATGTAGAAGTGTGTGACCCTGTTTCTCTTTTGGTGGGATCGACTATGGCAGTCGCTAATATAGCTATTGGATCTGCACAGGCTGTAGCGCAGGCGAGCGCAGTAGCTAGGTCCAATGCGATTGCCCGACAGCAGGCTGGAGCCCGTCGCCAGTTTGAAGCACAACAGCTAGCAATAGAAAAGCGTCAAGCCATCTCAGAGACACAGACTGATCGTCATTCCAAGATGGTTGAGGGACTTGAGGCAAGGGGTCGTCTGCAAGCAGCAGTAGCTGAGACTGGGGTTGGTGGAGGAGTTGTCCAGAGTTTGTACCGGAATCTAAACGTAGATGAATCTAGCCAGCTTGCCAACATAGATATCACTGCTAGACACTTGTCAGAAGCTACAGCTATGAAGAGCCTTGGATCGGCTCTTAGGCATAAGTTTGAGGTAGAGAGACTCCCAGAAGTACCCGATACTGGGCTGGCTATTGCTTCATCTGTTATTGGCGGGCTTTCTGCAGGTTTTGATGCTGGTATGGGTATGGGCAGAGCTATCGGCGGCGACGGCACTACGCTTAAGGATCTGTGGAATGGCTGAACTAGAAGAGAAACTACGTGGACAGAAGGCGCGACCCATCCCGAAGGTCTCCGCCCCAACTCCGTTCTTACAGGTTTTCAGGACTGCCCCCGATAGATCCAAATCAATCGCTCTAGAGAAGTTGGGACGGAGTCTCAAGGTGGCCTCCAGCAGTCTAAACGCTGGAGTAGAAAGCTACAGAGAGGGCGTAGTAGAGCAGGCTGTAGCTAGGTCACAAGCGGGGGAACCCAAGGCCACTATTATAGCCGAAACTCCGGTGTTCAGAGCAGTGGTTACTAGGGCCATTGAAGAGCAGGCGGGGGAGGATATGGGTCCCCTAATTGTTTCGCAGTTGCGGACCAAGATGGAGAACTCCGGTCGAACTAACATTAATAATCCAACTATGTGGGCGAGGGACTTTCAGGAGAATGTAGAGAACGTTCTGCTTAGGGCACACACAGCCACTACGGTTGAGACAGATGGTTACGAAAGTCCTGAACGACCTAAGCTAACTGAGCATGAAAGACGCGGGTTAATACCTTATATAAACCGGCATGAGCTAGCTCTAATGCAGGCTGCGAGGGCTAGTTCCCTGGAGGCTGCTGAAGAACGTTTTAATAGTACTACCGCTTCGGCTCTTAGTACGGGTCTGTTCAACGCCCTAGGTGAATTTAACGCTGACTTTCCTGCTGGTGTGGAGATTACACCGGATAAAGTTAATAGCCGCCTGGATTCTGTTGTTAAGGAGCTTGCAAAGGCTCTTAAATACAACAGGCTTATAGCTGTTGATTCTGGAATTACGGTCTCTAAGGATACTGAGGAGAGTATTGTTTTTGATGTTGTGCAGGCTTCGATTCTGGATGCACAGCTTGCTGGTGGTAAAGCCTTTGATGATACCAAGTACTTCATTACAAGTTTGATAGAGCGTTTGGCAGACTCTAAAATTATTGGGAAGGTAACAGAGTCGAAGCTAAATAACACAGCTATGCAGGCTAGCAACAGTGTACAAGCCGCCCTATCCGCGAAGCTGACTCTCCAAAAGAAGGTGGATGCTCACAAAGCAGCCGAAAATGCGGAGGATGCAAGAAGGGCACAAAATGAAGGTGATTTTGCGAAGGCCGATGAACTGAGGATAGAACACTTTCTAGATACTGGTGAGCATCTGAATCTGAATATCCCAAACGACCCTGTAGTTCATGTACGTACACTTGACAGTTTAATGAAGAGTGTAGACCCCGAGGATGAGTCAGTAATAGAAACGTACACTGAGCTAGAGGAGGTTGTTAATCGTATTTCCGATGAAATGCGTAGCACTAGGAGAGGCTCGGCTGACCAAGTAGAGGAAATTTTAGCAATACCAGACGCATTTTTGGCTCTTAGGAAATCTGCGGCAAGTACTCCTGCCGCGCGGATGGGTATCGAAGCAGTTCTCCGTCCATTTATCATAGGCCTTCTATCGGCATCAGCAGGTAGGAACCAGTCTTCGGGTATGGGCAATGCGGAGGCTATAGAAATAATGAAAAGTCTAGCGGCAGAGAAGCAGCAGTCCGTTGACAGTGACTCATCTGCATTCCTTAACCCCCCCAGCGGTCGTAAGTACTTAAATACAGCTGATCGTTCTGCAATACGTCAGTTTGATAACGCAGCTACTCTTAGCCTGATGAATCATCTACAAAGTGTGGGGGCTCTGGAAGACCCGGGTAAGATGGAGATAGCCGTTACTAACTGGGTTAGGGGGTACACAGGAGCGGTCCTCAGGCGGAGACCTAACGTAGATGTAGGCCCTGTTAACGCCCCAGCACCCGGAGAAATAGATAAACGTGATGGTTGGACCGGCAAGGTCCCAGGACCTCACTGGGCCCTTACTACACCGACAAATACTAGGGGAGTCACCGGCATTACCGATGCTGAGAATGACCCCGGTTTAGCCAAACTAGCTGCCTCTAGAGGATACGGGCCAGGGCCGGATGATGTACGAAGGATGACTATTTCAGCAATGGACGCCAATATGCAAGCACTGTCACCCGAGAACCGTGCTTTATACGAGGCTCGTATGGCTGAAACTCCCGAGGGTTTAGACGAAGCAGCAGTTATTCAGCGTAAAGCAGGTATTCTTGCAGCCCTCATTGATGAGCAGAACGAGGCTTTACTCCCAGTGGCTTCTTTGAATGCTACCCCCCAGGACATTTTACTTCTTTCTTCAGACACACCTGAAGCAGACTCCGACACACCTATTAGGGTAGTAGCTACTGCCGGGGCTGCGGCAACAACAGCACTAAACGAGGTTAACAGGACATATGATCCTGAGGGCATTTTAACCGAAGGTAGCCCAGATATCTCTTCTGTGGTTAAGGGGAGTATTGAAGTAGATGTACTAAATATTACCGGCAGACCGCTATCTACAGCTACTATGGAACTGGGTACTGAACTAGGACCGGGCGTTAATAAGCGTATTTCTGATGGAGTAGCTAAGGGTATTGGGTACAGAGCCCAGTATGATTTCCTAGCTTCTAAGATTAACTTCGGTCTTATACCTGACTCTGGCATACCAAGGGCTATTAAAGAACTTAGGTACCTTGAGATGATTCAGAGTGGAGGATCTATTGGAGAGGTGGCGAAGCAGACCGCTACTGAAGCTCTACAAGAAACAAAGACCAGCATACAATCTATTAAGCCCGACCCGGAAGACATACCTAAATCTACGGTTGTATTTAGAGAGCCGAAAGGGCCTGTACCTAAAGTGTATACGACTGCTTTAGGATTCTTACGTGGGCTTATGTACACCATCAGCCAAGCAGGTGACCCAGCTATCAGCGATACACTTAGGGCAGATTCTATGAATCCCGATCCTGATATACGGAGAAACGCAGAAAGGACTATCCGAAATATCCGGCAGAAGAGGGAAGATAAGAGGAAGATGGATGCGACTAACTATTTTGACATGAGGGCATCTTCCTTCTCAATAGTCCCGGGGATTACTAGTACTGAGGAGCTTATTCCAATGCCCTCTAATATGTACGACTACATAGAACTGCTAGGAGAGAGACCTGAGACAGGGCACTATATAAGCGAATCTACTAGGCGCTATTACAGGATGTTGGAGGCTAAAGAGGCTGTTAGGAGGGGGTCTGAGGCTTCAACATTTGGCGGCTTTAGTGAAGAGCCCGGACTTCCGGCAATCGTGGAGACAATGGACTGATGCCTTACAAAGATGAAGATAGCGATGTAGTTTTCCTGAGGAACCTGCGGAGATCTAAGTATCAGCTAGATAAGAAGATACGATCAGATGCGTCACAGAACATTGGGGAGCTAGTAGGCCATAAGTTACTTAGGGCCTTAGGGGGCAATGCGTCTTCGATGGCTGAGAATACTAATACCGACTCAACAACGCAGCCCGACGCCTCTGCGGAACCTTCCAAACCTACCGATGGAGTTTCTGATAGTTAATGGCATACGAAGATGAATATTCTGAGGAAGAGCAGGTTTTCTCAGAGAAAGCGAAGCAAGAAAGAGAGTCTGCTGAACCAAGCACTCAGGCACTCACTGAAGATCGGCCCCCTACAGAAAGTTCGGAAAACGTCCAGAGCGGGGGCACGGCCCCGACCCCTATGCCACAGGCGGAAGTCGAACCCCTCACTCCTTCTGCGGCCCCTCCCTCTGCGGAGATGGAGCAGGGTGGGGTTCCTGAAGCCCAGGCACAAGGGCAGGACCTGTCTGGTGAAGACACCTCCGCTCTGGACCAACTTGAGGATATCTTCCGCCAGATAGGGGGCGGGGCATCGGACGCTGCCGAAAACATCGCTAATGCCGCTAAGGAAACCGTATTTGGAGAAACCCGCGATGAGTGGGGAAATATTGTAAAGACATTCGAATTTGATGATTTCGGGGAACCGCAGACTACAGCTGGGGAAGTCACAAGAACTGTATCTGAGTTCCTTATACCATTCATTGTGACTTCTGGTGTAGTTGGAGCCGCCGCCAAGAGCTTCCAGTTCCTCAACTTCCTTAGGAGCGGAGGAACCTTCAGGAATTCAGTGCTACAGGGAGGTATTGCTGGTGCGGTAGTTGACTATGCGGCCCTAGATCCCGCAGATGGAAACCTTTCCACCGCTTTGAACGAGTATCCAGCACTAGATCCATATATTCCTGAGTTCTTCAACCATGAGGTAGACGATACTCAGTTTGAAAAGCGTCTAAAGAATGTTGTGGAAGGCTTCGCTATTGGAGCAGCAGCCGAGACTATCGTACAGGGAGTTAGGGTATCTCGTGCCTCTAGGAAGGTCAAAGCTTTCCAGAAAGAGTTTGGTACTGATGAACAAGTAACAGAGTATTCCCGTAAGCTTGTCTCCAACCTAGTACAGTCTCGTAGAACTTTCTATAACGTCGAGCAGGTTAAGGAGGCTATAGATAACCTTGGCGTTAATGACCCCGGGTTCAACGAAGCTCTAACTTATCTAGAAAGCTTGGAGAGAGTCGGTAGGAAAGCGGATGAAGGGGCGGCATCCCTTGACGGGGTAGATGCTCCACTTAGTCCAGATACGCCCGGAATAGAGCAGATTGAATCAGAGGTTCTAGGATCTTATAAGGGTGAGTATGATGAAGCACTGGAGATACTAGAACGTAAATCCAATAATCGTGCAGGGCCTTTTGACTTTGATCGATCTAGAGCCCGTTACGAAGAACATGACGCAATGATAGGAGCTAAAGACTCAGACCTTGGTGCGTCAATGACTGAGGATGAGTGGGTGCGTAGGGAGTTTATGGAGCATGTAAGGCTATCCGAAGAAGACATAGCTCAAGATCTGCATTTCCGGGCACTTCAAGATGTCGCAAATCGAAAGGGGCTGGACTTTAAACCTTCTGGGCCTGCTGCCCCCCGACCCGAAGCCTCTACCGGGCTAGACCCGGAATATGCCAAGCTATCCCCAGAAGCTAAAGCTTTTGTCGATTCCTCAGAAACATTCGCTGGTCAGTACGACATGGGCCGTAAGCAGGCTCTTGAAACTCACTACAACGCCCTCGGTAAGGACAGTGTTCAAGCCCAATCGGCCCTAGATGAGCTTGAGAAATACGGAGGTGAGCGTGGTAAGGCCCTAGCTGAACAGATCAGGGTACTCAGAAGTGGTAATATGGAAGACTACATGCGTCAAGCAACCGAGCATCTTGAAGACACTGAGGCAGCATTCGACAGGCTGATAGATCCTAAAGGCAAGGCAGAGCGGATTCTGGGACCAAGGGTAGTTAAGGCTCTACAAGAGCAGGCTGATGCTGCCTATCCTAGGGGGTATACAAATAAAGTAAGTAAAAGCTTTGACGAGGGAGAGATAAGAAGCGGTATTAGAGCGGTTGATACCAAAGATCCTCTGTGGGAGGGTAAGAGGCCCGAGAATGCCAGGGATCTAAAAGGACAGTTGTCTGCTGATGAACTCAAACAGTTTTCCAAAGTTCTCACGGATGGAGATATCGATAAAGTTGAGGAGTTCTTAAAAGGGGTGACTAGAGAAGGAAAGCCCGCAGGCTTTGACTCAATCTTCCGACATTACGAGGATATGGGTGCTGCCCAACTGCTGGATGAGTTCCAGACAATGTTGAACTCGCTGGATGGGGCCGATGCCGATCTCTTTAGGACGCAGTCACTTAAATCTGTGAACCTAGAAGCGAAGAACCTAGCTAAGAAGACAGTCATAGAGATTGAGAAAGACTTTGAAGACGTAGCTACCACTATGGGGGCAAGTAAGAAGGCTCTTCGTAGTATGATCAATATCGACCCAGACGATCCCATGAGCGCATATCAGCAACTAGCGGTTAAGTCTCAGGCAATGCGTATCGTACAGCAGCACGTTGTACGGTCGCTGAACTTAATGGGACCTAAGGGGGTACGGAGTAACCGGGATACAGCTAGAGGGAAGCTGATGGTGCAAGAGCTAAAGGAAATTGCCGAGGGTAGCCGACGTTTGATCCGAGAAAGCGCAAGGGCTACCCGATCAAACGCCCTAAAGGTAGACCGGATATACGAGGAAATTGTATCGGAAATGGGCGGCATGGACCGGGTAGACGATTGGTTGGATATGGTCTCTGCTGCTGGTGGGGGAGGATCAGCTACGGATAAGGACGCACTCCGCCAGACCCTGCTGTTCATCCGTAAGACTGACTGGAGAATGCGAAAGGAAGCGGTTGTTCAATTCTGGCTAGGTGCAATTCTAAGCGCGCCCCCTACGCAGATGATCAATATTGCTTCTAATACTGTTGCCTCTCTGTGGTTCCAGACGGAGCAAGTTGTAGGGGCTATGGCCCCGCGTAACATGCCTAGATCCTTCGCAGAGGCTTCCCAAGAACTCAGTGATATAGCTGAACGGGTTGCGGACGAGCTATCAGCATTTGGGGCTATACGGAAGGGGCTCAGAGCAGCATTTCAATTCAACAAACTGGCTAAAGACAAGCTTTGGAAGGCTTATCAAGACGGCGACTTCCAGAGGATGTCGGAGGAGATGTCTAGACCCGAGAACGAGGAACTAGGATATTTCTGGTCAGCATTATTCTCCGGTAAGCCTCAGATGGACGCGGCCACCAAGTTCGACTTGCAGCCAGAGAACGCTATTTCCATGGATAAGCTGTTCCCGGACATGTCACAGTCCTCCACTATGGGCAAATCTATGTCAGCTAGTCTAGCTATGTTGAATGCCATCCCTTCAGCCTCTTTTAGAATGCTAATGGCTGGAGATGCTGCCGCTAAATCAATTAACTACCATATGAAGGCGACCGTATCTGCTAGAAAGCTAGCCAGAAAGAGGCTGCAGTTGGCTAAGAGCAAGGGTCTGGATGACCCCACATTACCGGATGACACTCTTGGAAAGTTTACGGTCCAAGATGCCGATAAGTTTGCAAAAACGTTATCTGATAACTCTTATCATTGGGATTCTGACGAGTTCGTATCGGACGAGTCCATGACTGATGCTCTTAAGACGGTACACGACGAGGCTACTAAGTACTCACAGTACGCCACCTTCACTGAGCCGCAAGAGTTCAACCGACTTAGCCGATACCTGCAATCACAGACTCAAGTAACTCCTGAGTTAAAATTCGCGCTTCCTTTCATCAATACTCCCACAAATCTTATAAAGGCAACCGCAGAACGTACGCCCTTTGCTTATAAGTGGTTGGGTAAGTGGAAAGAAGCCGTCAAGAATAATGATGTAGAAGAGATACACGCAATAAAGGCTAGGGTACGTGTAGGGTCGATGCTTTGGCTGACTGCGGGCTCTCTAGCTATTGACGGGCGTATAACTGGTGGGGCTCCTAGAGACCCTGAAGAGCGGGAGAGGTGGCACCTTCGCAAGATACCTGAATACTCTATTTGGTTTAAGATACCATATGAGAACCTCCCGAAGGGTGCCCAAAAGTGGTGGGTACGTGACGAGAAAGACCCCTCTATTAGCTGGTTCACTTACGGTAGGCTAGAGCCTCTATCTACAATATTTAAAATGTCAGCAGATATGACGGAGAGTTTAGAAGATATACGTCATGGCGATATGAATGACATAGCTTTCACTGGTGTTTCGGCAATAGCTGATAATATCCTTTCACAGAGCTACTTCGAAGGTATCAATAGAATCATGTCTATATTTATTGATCCTGAAAGAACTTCTGCTGGTGAAGAGTTGGAAAACCTTGCTGCATCATTTGTGCCAAATATCCTTATGACAGGCAGGAAGACATGGTCAGATCCGGGCATGAAAGAGGCGCGCACTCTGTACGAGAAGATCATTAACAGAACCCCTATGTCTTCTAGGCTTATAAATAAGACTAACTTCTTCAATGAAGACAGGGAGTATCCTAGAGGTTGGGGTAACTTCATTAACCCCTTCTATTCAGGGGACTGGGTTAGAGACCCTGTAGCAGAGGCTCTTGATGAGGCCAAGGTTAGTGTGAACCAGAAGCGGGTATTTGGAGATCTGGGGGATAACATTGCTCTCAGCCCTGATGATATGAAACTGTATAAGACTGTTGCTAATACATTGAAGATTCATGGGAAGACTATGAAAGAAGCTCTTCATTTAGTGATCCAGAGTACTGAGTTTAAAAATGCAGGCCCTACATCTGAGGGCGTACGTGGTGGTAAATATGAGTTGCTCACTAAAGTTATCAGCCAGTATCTAGATAGTGCTTCGGATGTCATGAAGCGTAAGAGTAATATCCACTACAGGAGAAATCTCCAGAGACTGATAGAGCGTGGGCAGGGTGAGAACACCGCTAATGTTCCGGGGGATATAATGAGACTACTTAAAGATGAAGCACGCGAGATCGATAGTGGGGCACATAACGAGATATGAGTAATAAATCAAAAGCTTTAGAACAATTACACGCATTGCTAGCGGAAGAATTCCTTGATCAAGTGAAGAATGGGATGTCTGTGGTAACAAATGGGCCGGAAGGAAGGCAGGTAGAGCGAGTCAGTCCTCCAGCTAGCCTGTTAAACGCCGCCCGGGCCTTTCTACACGACAACCACATTGATGTAAACAGTTCTAAGCTTAATAAAGCCTCCCCGATTGTAGAACTGGCTGAAAACTTGGAATCTGATAGCCCGTTAGCTGACATGGGGCTGGAATTACCAGAATTTGAGCAGTAAGGAGACCGCTCTATCTACGGAGCAGAGAGCGTTTAATGATTTTAGAGTATTTGTCTTCCTAGTTTGGAAGTTTCTAAAGCTCCCCGACCCCACCCCAATGCAGTACGAGCTTTCTAACTACCTTCAAGACACCACACAGCGTAGGAAGCTTGTTATGGCCTTCCGTGGTATGGGGAAGTCCTATCTGACTAGTGCCTATGTACTTTGGAGGCTCTACCGAGACCCCAATGAGAATATTCTGGTAGTGAGTG